CAAACAATATAGCTATCCCTAGCACTGGTGAAATGAGCGCACGTTCTGGTACACGAGTTATCGTTAATGAAGGCTCAGAGCCATGTGGCTACGTATTCAATGAACCAGTATTTAAAGTTAGACACGCAAAAACAAAACAAGAAATATACGTAGGCGTAAAGGATTTAATCAAATGAAAACCTTTAAACAATTTTACGATGAAGAAGTAGCAGTTAATTCTACTGGTGCTGGCGTAGACATGAACCCTACTGGTGGTAAGAAAATCTTTAACAAGGTTGATCGCCGTTCACGTTGGGATGTAGAAAAATTATATAAAAGAGCTAAAGGTAAAAAATAATGCCAGCACTCATTGCTTTTGTTCTTCAGTATTGGAAGCAATTTGCATTAGCGCTTGCTTTTGTTGGAGCATTCTTAGCTGGCGTTAAGTATGAGTCAAACTCATGCGAAGTTGAAAAGCAACAAATCATTAATGAATACACTCAAATGATTCAAGACGAAGTAGATCGTCGATATAAAATTTCAACAGAGTACGAAGATAAAATTGCTAATCTAAAAGGTGAAACTCGTACTATCATTGAGACTATAGAAGTAGAAGTAGTGAAACCCATATATAAAGATTGTAAGGTACCTGAGTCTGGGGTTAAGCTACTCAACGATTCAATCAATAGATTTAATAGTCTTCGTAAAGAATAACATGAAAATACTATCATTAGCCGTGTTGTCTCTACTTTTAGTAGGCTGTGCTTCAAATACGCCAAAAGTCCCTGACTACCAATTCCCAGCAAATCTTACAACTCCATGTGAACCATTACCTCAGTTAAAGAATGGTTCATTAGGTGATCTATACAAATACACCATAGAAATAGCCACTCTATATAACCAGTGCGCTATTCGACATGACGCCTTGTCTGAAGCAGTTAAAAAAATAAATTAGTTTACAAATCATTGATTATGTGTTATAATAGACACTTAGTCGTTAAATTATTCGTTGGAGTGTAGCAATATATGATTAATATAAAGAAAAGGGACGGTCACTTTGAACCCTTTAACCTTGATAAAGTTCACCGGGTACTGGAATGGTCAACTGAAGGAATTACTTCAGTATCAATATCTGAGATTGAGCTTAAAGCAAACATTCAGCTTTTTGATGGAATTCCAGCTTATGACATCCATGAGTTACTAATCAAATCAGCTGCAGAACTTATTTCTGATAACACACCAAATTATCAGTATGTTGCAGCTAGGTTAATTAACTATAAGCTTCGTAAAGAAGTATATGGTAAGTATGAACCCTTACCATTGATTGATATTGTAAAAAACAATGTTAAGCGTGGTGTATATGATGCGGCTATTTTAAATGTATATGATGATCAAGAGTGGGATCAAATGAATTTGTTCATTAAGCATGATCGTGATGATACATTTACATATGTTGGTATGGAACAGTTCCGTAGCAAATACTTAGTGCAAAATAGATCTACAAAAGAACCATTTGAAACACCACAGATTTTATATGTAATGATTGCTGCAACATTGTTTGCAGATTATCCTAAAGCTGAAAGACTAAAATGGGTTAAGGACTACTACGATGCTATCTCGCAGTTTTACATTTCTTTACCAACACCTATCATGGCTGGTGTCCGTACCTCTACGCGTCAGTTTAGTTCTTGCGTACTTATTGAGTCAGGCGATTCTTTGGATTCGATTAACGCTACCGCTACCTCAATCGTTAGATATATTTCTAAAAAAGCTGGAATTGGAATTGGGGCAGGGGCTATTAGGGCTCTTGGTTCTAGGATTGGCGATGGTAGCGTCGTACACACTGGCCTTATACCTTTTCTTAAGTATTTTCAGGCTGCTGTAAAGAGTTGCTCTCAAGGTGGAGTACGAGGCGGTGCTGCAACGGTATATCTTCCAGTATGGCACTTAGAGTTTGAAGACTTAATAGTCCTTAAGAATAATAAGGGTACAGAAGAAACTCGTGTTCGTCATATGGATTATGCGTTTCAATTTAATAAACTAATGTATGAGCGTTTATTGAGCGGTGGTAATATTACACTGTTCTCGCCACACGAGGTTCCTGGCCTGCTAGATGCCTTCTATGCTGACCAACAAGAGTTTACAAGATTATACGAAAAGTATGAAGCTGATGATTCTATTCGTAAAAAAGTAATGTCAGCTATTGATCTTTTTAGTTCTTTTATTAATGAACGTAAAGATACTGGTAGAATATATTTAATGAACGTTGATCATGCCAATGATCATGGATCTTTTATTGCAAAAGAAGCTCCAATTAGACAATCAAACTTGTGCTGTGAAATTGATTTACCCACTAAACCTCTTGGATCTGCTGATGATAAAAATGGAGAAATTTCCCTGTGCACTCTTAGTGCCATTAACTGGGGACTTATTAACGAACCAAAAGAATTTGAAAAGTATTGCACGCTTGCAGTTAGATCTCTTGATGCGCTGCTCGATTATCAAGACTATCCCGTACCTGCTGCGCACGAAGGAACAAAGAACAGAAGACCACTCGGCGTTGGAATCATTAACCTAGCTTACTTCTTGGCCAAGCGTGGTCTTAAATACAATGATCAAGCATTAAGTACAGTTGATCAATATGCTGAAGCATGGTCTTATTATCTCATTAAAGCTTCTGCTGATTTAGCTTCAGAAAAGGGTACTATTCCATTGAACATGGAAACTAAGTATGGTCATGGCATATTACCTATTGATACATATAAGCGAGACGTTGATGAGTTAGTTGCTCCTACAGAACGTATGGATTGGTCAGGTCTTCGTACTCAGCTTTTAGCAACTGGCATTCGTAACTCGACACTTATGGCTTTAATGCCCGCTGAAACATCTGCTCAAATATCAAACTCAACAAATGGTATTGAACCACCTCGAGCGCTGGTATCATATAAACAATCTAAAGATGGCGTTATGGCTCAAGTTATTCCTGGCTATCATCACCTTAAGAATAAATATGATTTACTATGGGATCAAAAAACTCCTGATGGTTACTTAAAGGTATGTGCAATTTTACAAAAGTATATTGATCAAGGTATTTCTGTTAACACATCTTATAATCCTCAGCACTTTGAAGACTCTAAAGTTCCAATGTCACAGCTTATCAAAGACATTGTTACGTTTTATAAGTATGGTGGTAAACAATTATGTTATAACAACACTAACGATATGTCTGGCGAAGCAGCTGACGATGATGAAGATCTTGATGAGTTGATCAGTGAAGATGATGACTCATCATGTGACTCTTGCGTAATCTAAAGGAATATTACTAAATGGCAAAATCAGTTTTTCAGCGAAAAGATAAATCACATCTAAGCTCACTAATGTTTTTTGATGGATCTATTGACATTGCTAGGTATGATCAAGTAAAATACCCTATCTTAGAAAAGTTAACGGATAAACAACTTGGCTTCTTTTGGAGGCCAGAGGAAGTTGACATTTCTAAAGATAGAACTGATTTTCATAAGCTTACTCCTCATGAGCAACATATCTTTACCTCTAACCTTAAACGTCAAATACTTTTAGACTCAGTGCAAGGGCGTGGCCCAACAGAGGCTTTGTTGCCAGCTGCGTCATTGCCAGAGTTAGAGCCATTGATTACTGCATGGGCTTTTATGGAAACAATCCATTCACGCTCATATACACATATCATTCGTAACGTATATTCAAACCCTTCAGTAGTATTTGACACTATGTTAGATACTGACGAAATACTTTCATGTGCTAATGATATATCTAAGTACTATGACGACTTTATTGAATACACAAAGTGGTATGATCTTCTTGGTGTAGGTAGATTTGCTATTGAGGACAAGGTTACTCAAGAAAGAAAGTTTGTTAATGTAGACATGTATCAGCTCAAGAAAAAGCTTTGGTTAGTATTAAACTCTATTAATGTATTAGAAGGTGTTCGTTTCTATGTTTCTTTTGCGTGTTCATGGGCTTTTGCTGAACTAAAGAAAATGGAAGGCAATGCTAAAATCATTAAGTTTATTGCTCGTGATGAGAATGTACACTTAGCAGCAAGTCAAACAATCATTAAAACTTTGCTCAAAGATGATCCGGAGTTTAATAAGATTCGTGAAGAATGCCAAGAAGAAGTTATTAAAATGTTTACTACTGCAGTTGAGCAAGAAAAGAACTGGGCAGAGTATCTATTTAAAGATGGCTCAATGATTGGGTTAAATAAAAGATTGCTGTGTGATTACATTGAATGGATTGGCACAAAAAGAATGAAGTCTTTAAATTATCATTCACCATACACTGTACCAATGGCTAACCCATTGCCTTGGACAGATAAGTGGATTGCTGGTAGTTCAGTACAAGTAGCACCACAAGAAACAGAAATTAGTTCTTATATCATTGGTGGTATTAAGAACGATGTATCAAAAGACACATTAAAAGGATTATCATTATGACAGTAAAAGTGTATACTCTACAAAACTGTGGCTATTGTAAAGTAGCTAAAGAGTTGTTAGCATTTAAAGAAGTAGCATATGAAGAAGTAAAGGTTCCAGAGCAAATGACTACGCGTGAGTTTACTACAAAGTATCCTGACACAAAAACGTTTCCTTTAATCCTTGATGAAAATGATGATAAGATTGGTGGATTTAGAGATTTACAAGAGTGGTTGCTTGCCAGAGAGAACAAGCAATTTTTAACAGAAGACATTAAAGGATTATCAATATGATTGATTGCTTTGCTTGCGGTACATCATTTGAAGTTAAGTTCGAAGATGAAGATACTAAACTAAACTATTGTCCTCATTGTGGGCAAGAGTCTGTAGACGAAATTAAACTTGATGGCTCAGAAGATATTGATGAGTCTATATTTGACGAAGATGAATGGCAATAAATAATGGTATATTACACTATTATGAGTTGCTTATATGACATGGTTATACGAAAGTAAAGAATACGATCCTGGCGAATTAGATCCTAAAAAAATCTATGGCTTTGTTTACATCATTGAAAACACTGTGACTGGACAAAAGTATGTAGGCAAGAAGTTTTTGTTTGCTTCTAAGACTCGTCAGGTCAATAAAAAGAAAAAGCGCTATAAGGCTGAATCAGATTGGAGGGACTATTACGGTTCCTCCGAATCTTTGTTGCTTGACATAGAGAAGTACGGAAAAGAGAGGTTTAGAAGGGTAATACTACACCTTTGTGTTACAAAGGCTGAATGTGGCTACCTAGAGGCAAAAGAGCAGTTTGACAGGAACGTTTTGCTCTCAGATGACTACTATAACTCATGGATATCCGTACGAGTACGACAGGCGCATATAAAAGGTTTACAAATTCAGAAAACTATGGTATAATAGACATATCTACTAAAAAAATAGGATGTATCTAATGCTATTGTTTAAGCTTGCAGTTGTCAAAATGATATCTTTTCATATTTGGTGTTGAACCAGATTTGTTACAATGTGGGCATATTGATGTAGTGTTTTTTCTAGTATACGCTTTTCTTTTTTTATAAGTTTTACCTTTATTTCTTATGCCAATGCCTACATATTTTTTTTCATTTAAAAATTCTTCAGTAGTAATAGAGACTGTTTGATTCGTTTCTAAGTCTATAGCTAACACTTTATTTTTATTGAGGCCAGTTTTAACCCAATGATTTTTTCTGCCTTTAAGCTTTTTAGATATGGCTTTATTTCTTTCATTAGTATAAGAAGTATAACCGCCGTCGCCTTGTTCATCACAAAGGTTAGCAAAATTTAAAGATTCCACAATATTTAGTGTTTTTGA